AATCTTGGAACAGACCATTGCCGAGATCGAAAAAAAGAAAATACTGGTTTATGATCGGTCAGGTTGCGGAGTTCATGAGGCAATCAGAGTAATTAGGCAGCAGCACCGAAAAGGAAATTGTGAATGGGCAATTATTGATTATTTGCAATTACTCAAAATGGAGGGATTTAAAGGATCGAATCGGGAGCAAGAGGTAGCAAGTATCAGTAGGGCATTGAAAGCAGCGCAAAAGGAATTAGGAATACCTTTCCTGCTACTTTGCCAACTTAATAGAAACCCAGAAGCAAGAGCAGACAAAAAGCCTGCCGTTTCTGATATTCGGGAATCTGGTCAACTTGAACAGGATGCTGACACAATCGGATTAATTTATCGTCCTGCATTTTATGGACTAAATAAGGAATCAGGCGAACCATACACCAACGAAATTATCTACATGCTTGAGAAGCATCGGCAAGGAGCAGTAGGTACAGTTGAATTTAAGCATAACAAAACTATGAGCAGTTTCTATGACTCAGAAAATCAAACACAAGAATACCAGTATAAACCAATGATTCCATCAAACTTTTTCGAAGTTGAAAAAGACGAACCCGAATTTTAACCAACAATAAAAAAAATAAACATGGGACAAATGAAAATGAATGTGCATAATTTCAAGGCTAAATTTCCTGATAGATACGAAAGAGTAGGAGCAATGATTGAGGACTTTGTATGCAATCATACAAGTGATCAGAAATTAGCCGACAAATACAAGCTATCACTATTCACAATCAATTTTTTTATCAAACAATATTTCGGAAATCCTCGTGAGCCGTTTATAGTTGATATCAAAGTTGATCGGGAAAAAGTAAAGCCGATCCCAATTGAAATAACAAACCTACACAAAGAATACATGACTGCCTGCATGAAGGTTGATCTACTCAGGGATGCAATTTATAAGTTTGAAAATAACCTTTGAAATAAAAAAAGTATACCTTTGTTGAATGATTTACAGAAACATATCAGAAATAAAAAGTAATCCAAAGAATCCGAGAGTTATTAAGGATGAGAAGTTTGCGAAATTGGTTCAATCGCTCAAAGACTTTCCTGAGATGCTTGAGAAACGACCTCTTGTTTGTTTTACTGATACAGATAAGAAGTTGGTTGTACTAGGTGGCAATATGCGATTAAAGGCAGCAAATGAGCTTGGATTAAAGAAGCTGCCTGTAATTCTTGCTGACGATTGGACTGAGGAGCAAAAGGCTCAATTTCTGATCAAAGATAATGTCGGGTTCGGAGAATGGGACTATGATGAATTGGCAAATGATTGGGACGTGGACAAATTGCTCGAATGGGGATTAGAAATGCCTGGATTTGGAGACGAAAAAAAATCAGAGGGAGAAATAAATTTTAGCAATGAATTAGATTTCGAAAGTAATTACATCGTGCTTAAATTTAGCAAGGACATAGACTGGATCCAAGCGCAAAGCATATTTAATTTAGAGTCCACGTATAGCAGGAGGGCAAACGGCAAGCCTTGGAGCAAAGGTGTTGGAAGGGTAGTTGATGGAGTTGATGCGATTATTAAAATAAAGGAGTCAGCAAATGAAGGTTAGTTTTTACGCTCCGTCTTATAAAAGACCTGAAAAAAGCATTACTCAAATAAATTACCCATTTGTTAAATTGGTCGTTAGGGAATCAGATGCCGATCAATATAAGGCTAACGGCAATGATGTTATAGTAGTACCAGATTCGGCACAGGGTAATTTGTGCAGGATTAGAAATTATATTCTAGACAATTTATTTGAGAGCGATTGTTTAATATTATTGGATGATGACTGTAGAGGAATTTACAGATGGGATAAACAAAGAAAAAATAAATTGGATCCAGACGAATTACAAGAGTTTTGTGAAAATTCTAGTATACTATGCGACGATTACGGTTTTAAATTCTGGGGATTGAATTGTGTTACAGATAAGGGAGCATACAGAGAACATACCCCTTTTGGAACATTGCAATATATCGGAGGACCGTTTCAGGCACATTTAAAAAACAAGATCAGGTATGATGAAAATTTACCATTAAAGGAGGACTACGACATAACCCTACAGCATATTAAAGCGTACAACGGATGTTTACGAATAAATTATGCATGCTATGATGTGAAACAAGCCGAGCAGGCTGGAGGATGTTCAACATATAGGAATAATACAAAAGAGGCTGAGCAGTTTAGTTTATTGCAAAAAAAATGGGGAAATAATATCATTCAAAGTGATAAAAAAAGCAAAAGGAGTTTTGACTTTAATCCAATATTGAAAGTGCCAACAAAGGGTGTATAAATATATATAAAAATGCCATTTAAAAAAGGAGAGACACCAAAGGGAGCAGTTCCATTTGTAAAGGGAAAAAGTGGTAACCCAAAAGGAGCACCGAGAAAGATACCTAATCTGGATCTGCTATTGGCAGAAGTGTTAGGAGAGGATAAGGATGGCATTGAGGCTGCAAAGGCAATCCTAATGGCAATGAGAAGTAAAGCAATTAAAGGGGATGTTAGGGCGGCTGAGTTGCTTCTTGATCGGGCTTATGGAAAGGCAAAGCAATTTATTGAAAGCAATATAATGATAGAAGCCCGCCCGGCTTGGTTAGATGCAGCTAAATAAAAATCTTCAGTTCTTAGTTGATAATGTTCCAAAATATCGAATTGTAGGTTTACAAGGTGGAACTAGATCGGGTAAGTCTTACGCAGTAGTTCAATACCTAATCAGCCTTGCATCCAATTACAAGATTGGAGTGATATCCATTTGCCGTGAAAGTTACAATGCCTTAAAGGCTACTGTGCTTCGGGACTTTATTGATATACTTATTTCGGCAGGCTTGTTTCGGGATGAGGATTACAATCGAACCGATCACACGTATGTTCTGAACGGCAATGTGTTTGAGTTCTTCGGGATGGATTCACCCGGCAAAGTTCAAGGAAGGAAGCGGAACATTCTGTTTGTTAACGAGGTGATGGAAACAAGCCAAAATGTTTATCGGCAATTGGCATTAAGGACTGAAAATCGAATCATAATGGACTTCAATCCTACATCAATCGAACATTGGGTGTATAACGAACTAAGCAGATCAGACTCAGCAACAGTTGTTACTACCTACCTTGATAATTTGGAGAACTTAAACGCTGATACAATTGCCGAGATTGAATATTTGAAAGATGCTGATCCCGATCTTTGGAAAGTATTTGGCGAGGGTATGCCATCATCGGTTAGGAATCAAATTTACAATCATCAAAAGATTTCAGCATATCAACCCGTTACTGATTTTTGTTATGGATTAGACTTTGGATACAATCACCCATCTGTACTTGTCGAGGTAGGGCATCTTGATAGGTCAATTCAATGGCATGAGATTATCTATCAATCACATTTAACTCCATCAAACCTAATTGATTTAATGATTCAAAAAGGAGTCAGGAAAACAATTCAAATCTATGCCGATGGAGCAAGACCAGAAGCTATTGCAGAAATTCAAAAAGCAGGTTTTCGAATTAAAGCAGTTGAGAAATACCCGGGCTCAGTCAAAGAGCAAATTATAAAGGTCAAATCAAGACCTCTTGTTATTTCATCAGAAAGTGTAAATTTGCTACGTGAAATTAAAAGCTACAAATGGTCTGAAAATAATCCTGATGAACCAATCAAAGCATTTGATGATGGGATGGATGCAGGAAGATATGGAACACATGGACTTATTAAAGGCAAACGAGGTAACCCATTAATATCATTCACAACTTAGGTAACATGCAGATTTATAAACTAGGAGAATACAGTGTTAAGATTCCACAGGACTGGGAAGAAATTACATTAAGACAGGCAATCGCATTATCAAAGTCAGGTGATGATGTTTCAGAAATTATGGCTGCGATTACTGGTATTTCATCTGATGTCTGCAAAAAAATAAAAGCTATTGATGTTGAGGTGGTTTTCGGTTCTGTTCTCAACTTCTTAAAAATAAAACCTGACCTTGATAAGATGTATGCAGTTAAAGCACCTGAAACATTTATTCTAGGTGATCAGACTTTCTCACGTTATTACAAGCCCGGAGAAATGACTTGGGCTCAACACTTAAACTTTGATGCTGTTGCAGGCAATAAAGACCTTAGTGATCTTGAAAAGGTTGCTCCTGTGATTGCTATCTGCTGCCAACAACCTGACAAGTACAATGAAGAAACACAAAAGGAACTAGAACAGTTTGCTCTTGATTTACCATTGAATATCTCAACTGCGATTTGTGGCTTTTTTTTTCGTCAATTGCTGAATTTCAACAAGCAACGGCTTTCAAAAATGAAATTGAGTACACTTCAGACCAAGTCAAAGCAGGCATTCATAACTTTAAAAGGTTCGGGGCACTTAATTCCATCGACTCTCTTTCTGGTGGGGATATTAGCAAGTGGAATTTGGTTGTTATGTTACCTATGCAGGACGTAGTAATGAAGTTAAAAATGAATCAGGAATCAAATAGGTATCAATTGGCAATGGAAAAGATTAGTAAAGAACGAAACGATCGAATAAACAAACGCAGATCATGAAAAGACTAAAAGAATTCTTTCAATTTACTTGGGCATTCATAAATAATAAGCCAGTTAAATTTGTACCTGAAAGAGCAAAGGCAGATTTCGAACGTGAACGAATTGAATCACTAAGAAAAGAGGCAATAAGAATCAAACAAAAAAAATCTGCATTCAGTTCTAATGAACGTGCTAAAATAATGGATATAACTAATCGATTGATTTCAGAAGGTAAAATGAATCCGATATGATTATAACCGATGAATTCAACCACAAGATTTTGAACTTGGAAATGGGAGCAAGACTTTATGTTCATGCTTCAATTTCTGTGTTAAGAATCAAAGGAGGTTGGATTTATGAGTATTGGACTAAGAATGGAAGTGATACCTTTGTAACGGCAACTTGTTATGTTCCAAACACTATCAAACTATGAGGATCGTTAATGTTATTCGGGATTGCTTTGATTCAATGACTGTTTTAAAGTCATTTATTAACGAACCAAGAGGTGCAGCAAATCAGTTAACTGATAACACCGAACTGCCATTCTTAATCTTAAACAGACCAATTGAAATGCCTTATGAATATTTGGCGAATAATGTTCAAGAGGTGTATGATGTTCTTTTGATTTACGGACATAAAAATGCAAATACTGATCTTGGTCAATCTCAGGACTCAAACGATGTAGAAATTGAGATAATGAGGCAACAAGCAAAGATTATGATATTGAACCTTGATCGTCATGTTGATGTTCGTGAGGTTCGTGTTACTCAACCTGTACGTGATTACATTGATGGATTCGATGTTAATGCAGCAGGAGTATTCCAATATTTGAGAATCACCTTACTTCCTCCATCTCCTGATGTCTGTGCAACACTTCCAGTTCCATGATAGCCTTCGATGCCGAAATACTTAAATCATTTGCTGATAAGACTGTTTTCGACATTAGACAGTCAATGGATGTTTCGGGTGTAACTGCATCGGGTAAATTTAACAGATCCTTAGAATCAACAGTAAGTTCAAATGAAGTTGTAATTACTGGATTGAAATACGCAGGTGCAATTGAATCAGGTCGTAAACCATCATCAGGTGGCACAGGTGTACTTAGAGCATTGATAAGGTCTTGGATAGATGAAAAGGGTATTGTACCTACAGGAATAACTAAAGACTCGTTAGCCTTCTTAATAACAAGAAAAATACATAAAGAAGGTACTTCACTTTATCGTGGTACAGATCATTATGGTAGATCAAAACCATCAAGGGTAATTACAGGAGTTATTAAGGATGGAAGGATTGAACAACTAGGATCAGACCTTATTCTATCATTTGTTAAACAAGTTAAATCAGAAATCTTTAATGGCACTAAATCAAACGGTTGATCTTTTACAAGTTGTAACTGATGAGGTATCTCCTCCAATTGAATCATCTTGGATTGCAGTTAACAATCCCTGCTATGTAGAATATCAAAGAAAGGATTTCACATTCACAAACGCATCATATTCTGGTGGTTCATTTTTGAGAATGATTTTTGCATCAGCGCCAATTGGTGTTGCTATTGGTCATTCAGTTTATATCGGATTTGAAGGAGTGTATGAAGGTCCTGCAATTGTAACTGATGTTAGCGGAACAGACGTAACGGTTGACGTTGAGGTTGACTTAACTGGAGTAATTGGCATTGATGCCTACATGAATGATAACACTTTGCGTGAGAATTATTTTATCGATTTAAATATTTCTGAACCAACAAACACAACTATTCTTGCTACATTAAAGGCATCCCCAAACACAGCAGGAGTAATTGGAATTGATATTTCTTCTGCACTTCAAACCTTTGTGAGCAATACTGATGCACTTATTTTGCAAGTTGCTGACACATCGGTACAAGATATCAACTCAACTATTGCATTTGTTTATTCAGTTAAGGAGAATTGGAATGGTTCAAGTAATTCATTTGTATTATTAAGTGATACTCATTATGGTGTTAACGGAGCATTTCAACTTCAAGCACAGTACAATGGAAATTATGCAGAGTACTACTTAGATATTTACAACGAATACAAAAAGATTCCTAGAGATTTCGTAAGACCAAAATATTTCGTAGGATATCCATTTGATATTTCATTCATTTTTCCGACTGATTTGGATCTGGTTCCAATGACATCTAGATCAGAACATTTTGCAGGTAGTGTTTCTTTGGGCACAGGTATTTCAACTGTTACAGCTACAAATAAAGGATCATTGTGCAGGATTTATCCAAACATTGATGTTAACATTTCACCGGGAGATACTGTAAATTATGTTGCTCACTATTTTGAGGCTAACGATTCACAAGTAAGCGAGACCTTGTTTATTGATTTTATTTATCCTGATCAATCGGGCTGCAATGGAATTTACATCGAATGGCTTGGTAAGTTAGGCAATCGTTCTTATTACCTATTCAATGATAAATCAGAAGAATCATTGTTGGTTAATGGAGGTGATACATTTGAATATGCATTCAATCGAATTTCTGATCTTGAACAGAGGTCTGATTTCTTTAGTAAAGATGCTACACAGCTATTCAAATGTGGAGTAAGCGCAATATCACGAAACGACATTGAAGGTCTTAAAACGCTTCTTACATCGGTTAAGGTATCGGTAATAACGTCAGACGGAATAGGTGGATGGAAAAGAACAGGAATACTTATTGCTCCCGGCACGTTTGTGATTGGTAAATTGGCAGACAATACTTTCAATCTTGAATTTGCATTTAGTTATTCCAGACAATTTAATCAGTCAGCATGATAAAAGTAATTGTAAATGATTATGAGATTGAATTGTTTTCAGATACTGTGGTGGCTCTGTCAAAGAAATGTGCTACTATCGGTAATCTTCAAAACAGATATAGTTCATTTACTAATAAGTTTAATGTTCCTAAAACAAGATCGAATAGGTCTGCTCTTGGCATAACTCAATTTCAGGATAATTCTGGAACACCTTATTCAACATTAAATGGAAAGATCATTTCTGATGGAATCGAAATTGCTTCGAATGTAACAGTCATTATTGAATCAGTATCAGACAGCATTTCGCTTTCAATTCGTGCAGGTAATGGAAGTTTATTTGATAGATTTAATACTACTTACCTGAGTGATATTGATACATCTGATTTGGATAGATATTGGAACAGGGCAAGTATTTTAAATGCACGTACAAATGATTGGACTGATGGACTAATCTTTCCAGTTTGTCAAACAGGAAATCAGAGTTTGATTTTCAATACGATTCAAATTAAAGGCATGATACCTTTTGTATTTTGCAAAAACTTGTTTGAAAAAATTGCTTTAATGTTCGGTTACACTTGGACAGGATCAACTTACACAAATAATCAATTTGAAAAATTACTTATTGCAATTTCGGGATTGAATATTTCACAAAGGTTTGCTGATCAATTTAAGACTACTGCAAGTGCTGATCCTGCAACTTATGTTTCAATTGGAGGTGGAAATGATTCTTTACAATATGTTGGATTAACTGCAATTTATGATCCATGGTCTTTGCTTAATGCATTCACAATTACACCAGATACTGTTGATGCTTACAAAATACCTGTGCCTGGTACTTACCTTGTTGAGTTTGATTATGACATAACAGTTGAACATTTGAATTCAGTTGGTGCAGCATTTCTTGATTTTAGTGTTTCTGGAAACAACATATTTTTAGGTTTATCAACTGTTGATCTTACTCCAACACTTCCTGATGTACCTCAGAATTTCACAGGAACATTAAGCATTGAATTTACATTTGATACTATTCTTGATAACAATTCAATTTTAACATCAGATGCGGCTTGTTATTTATCATATTTATCAGGCGCTGATGCTGGATCAACATTTACCATTAATTCAGGTCAATTCAGAGTTCAAGAAATTGCAGCACCTGAAACACATTTTAATAGACCTTTATCAATTGCAGATCATTTACCTGATTGGACTATTGGACAATTTGTGAAAGAGGTTGGAAATATATTTGGAGCAATTTATGATGTAGATGAATACACGAAGGAAATTGATATTTTCAGACTTGATGAAATCTCAACAAATAAAAATGAAGCATTAGATTGGAGTGATAAACTAGACCTATCAAAAGAAATACTGGTTACATTTATTGCAGCAGGAATAGGTCAAACAACTACACTTCAATGGAGTGAGTTTCTTTTGTATTCATACAATCTAAATATAGCAAATGATCAGTTGCCCGATAATACAACTTACATTAAATCAGAGGCGGATTATTCCATTTCAGCAATATTAGGACAGCAAACAATTCCTGTTATGAGTTTTGATGTTTGGGATTTTGACAATAGTAGAATTGTAATGGATGGTCAATCAAGATTTGGAATGCTTGGAAGTAATCCCGGCACTTCAATTATTGGAAATGCATTCGTAGGAACAACAAGTCCTTTTCCATTTGCTTACTTTGATTACTCAGGTTCAGAACATTCATTGGATTGGGGTATATTATTTTCCAGATACTTTGATTCATTGTTAATTCCAATGACTGATAAGATTCAACGAGTTACTTGTTATGTTAGATTGAACGATGTGGACATTCAGAAGTTTAAATTCAAATATCCAATCTTCATTCAGCATTTTAATCGTTATTTTTACGTCGATGAAATAAGTGAATACACAGGCAAAAATCAATCTACTAAAATCGTGTTAATGGGTATCTGATGGCAAACGAAACTACTGAAATTCTAAGGCTTGTACTGGATGCAGACCAAGCAATCAAGAAAACTGCTGACCTTAAAAAACAGAGGGATTCACTTGTTGATACAAATAAGGAATTAACTGCTTCTGAAGGAAAGAATTCTGAGGCGGTACTGAAAAATGATGCAGCCATTAAAATTCTGAATCAAGAAATTGCCAAGCAAACAAAAGAAACAAATAATCTTGTTAAGGCTCAATTAGCTGCGGAAGGTTCGAATGATCAATTAAAGGCTCAACTATCAATTCTTACTGCTCAATACAATGCTCTTAGCAAAGCAGAACGTGAAACATCTGTAGTTGGTCAAGCATACGCAGACCAGATAAATGTAATTACGCAAGAATTAAAAGGAACAGAAGGTGCAATAGGTAATTTTAGAAGGAGTGTAGGTGATTATGAAGGTTCGGTAAAAAGAGCAGGAACATCATTGTTTGATTTAAAGGCTAGGCTTACCGATTTACAAAAGACAGTTCAAACACTTGACATTAATACTCAGGAGTTTAAGGATGCCAAAGATGAGGCAGCAAATCTTGGATTACAGATTGGTCAATTAGAAGGTAAGATTGATGAGTTCGGAAATAAAGAACCAAAGAATCCTGCAAAGAAAGCATTTGAAGATACATTAAGTAGTGCTGCTGCATTAGGTTCAGGAATTGAACTTGTTAGTCTAGCATTTAGTGATAGTGAAGACGTACAAGCCTCGGTTGCTAAATCTTTGAAAGCTATTGCAATTGGTCAGCAGTTAGCTAATATAGCAAAGGAAGCAGGGGCAATCATAGATACAATCGCACTTGCTAAATCATCTGCCCTTGCTGCTGCTAACTTTGTTTTGTCAGGTTCAACTACTTTATTAACAGGAATTACAACTGCATTTGGTGTAGCATCTGGAATAGCTTGGGCAATCGCAACACTAGGAGTTGCTGCATTGATAGCAGGTATTGTTTTACTTGTTGCAAACTTTGACAAGGTATTAAATGCAGTAACTGATTTTCTTGGATTGACATCCGAACAAGACAGGGCAGCGAATACATTAAATGAATCCTATGCAGCACAGATAGTTGTTTTAGATGGAATAATTGAAAGAGAAAAAAGTAGAGGTGATATTGTTCAAAGACAATACGACAGACAAATAAAACTTTTAAAATCATTAGGGCTTGAAACTCTTGCACTCGAAAAAGAAAAAGGAAAAGCATATCAACAGACATTGCTTGCTCAAAATGCTGCTGCACAAAAGGAGGCTGACATAATCAAGAAATCAAATAAAGGAACTGCAAAACAATATGGTGATCTTTTAAAATTAATTCAAGAAAACAATATAGCAATTCAAGATTCCAAAGACGAAATAACGATTGCAGAAAATGAAGCAAACCTAAAACGAGTTGAAGAAGAAAAAAAGACAAGTGAGAAATTAACGGCTGCAAAAAAATCAGCAAATGATAAATTGAAAGAAGCACAAAAGAAATATCAAGAAGATATCAAAAGTCTTAACGATGAATTCCTTTTAAATGACAGGCAAAAATTAGAAAAATCATTTACAGATAAACTTGCTGTAATTAAAGGTAATGGAGAGGAAGAAGTAAAACTACGTGCAGCAATTGAAAAGGCAAAGAAAGAAGCATTAGATGTATTTGATGCTGAATCTGCTGCTTCTCAATTAGCAAGAGAACAAAAGAAAAAAGATGATATTCTAGCGGTTCAATCAGAATTGTTTAATGCTCAACAAAGTTTCCTTACAAAGCAACTTGAACTTGATCTGGCTGCTGTTGATTTATCGGTAGCAACTGAAGAAGAAAAGGCAGCTAAAAAATATCAGATACAACTTGCATCACTTGAACAACAATTGGCATTAGCTAAAGAGTTTGTAGGTGCAGACGGAGTTATAACTAAAGAAGAACTTCAAGGCATTACGGCTATTGAACAAGCAATTTCAAAGGCTAAACAAGATGCAACAAAAAAGGGAGATTCAACATTCGGTGCTGCTGTTGGATTATCAAAGGATGATGTAGATGCACTTGCAACTTCAATTCAACAGATATCTCAAAATGTTTCAGCAATTCAAGGTGCAATAAATGACTCTTATGTTGCTAGGCTAGCAAACATTGATTCAACACAAAAAGCAGAAACAGATGCTATCAATGCAAGTACATTATCTGAGGCAGAAAAGAAAACAAAGATTGATAAATTAAACAGAGATACTGCGAAGAAAAAGTATGATCTTGAACTAAAACAATTCAACACTAACAAAGCATTCCAAGTTGCACAGACCATTATTGCAGGAGCGCAAGGTATTGTTGCTGCATTCCAATTAGGACCAATTGCAGGTGCGATTGCTGCTGCTGTTATTAGTGGAGTTACATTGGCTCAGTTAAGCATAATTCAAAATTCAACACCACCAACACCACCATCATTTGCAGGAGGAGTAGTTGGTATGATGGGAGAAGGAAATGGAACAAGTGATTCAATCCCTGCATATTTATCACGAGGCGAATCTGTGATTACTGAACGAGGCACAAACTTGTCTGAACAAATTAATCCCGGTTATCTTGCTTGGTTGAATAAACCAAATAAGTTTGCTACAGGACTTGATCCTATTCAAAGTAGTTTTATCCCTCCGCAAACAGTTGATGTAGGTCAACAGATCCGTGAGGCATTATCAAATCTTACAATTGTAACTAAAGTAACTGACATTGATAAGGCTCAAATTGATAGAAGGCAAGTAAGGGATGTTTCTGTAATCTAATGGGTAGACTAGAACAAATTACCGAACTAACTAAATCAGGACAATTAACTGATTTATTTCGCAATGGATTAATCGGTTATAAAACATTACTTTACAGAGATATTTATTTTCGAATTGGTGTAAATGATGCACTTGGATTTTCTCAAGTTCAATCTGTTTCTAATGTTGCTGATGAGTTTGGAGTTTCAGAACGTACAGTTTGGAGAGCAATTAAATTTATGAAAGAATGACAATAGGAATTATCACACCTCATCAGGATTCGAAGCGCAAAATGTTCTTGGACAGATTGCGCTTTTACATTGAAAGACAAACGCTAAGACCTGACCATTGGATAGTAGTTGACCACAAAGAAGATGTGTTGGCAAAAGACCTTACAAAGCGAATCAGGATAGGTTGTGAAAAGGCAATTGAACTTGGTTGTGATGTGGTATTAATTATGGAGGATGATGATTGGTATTCTCCTAACTACATTAAATCAATGGTTGAATTTTGGGAGATACATGGCAAACCTGAAATATTTGGAATTGAACAAACACAGTACTATCATATTAAACATGCGCTACACGTTGAGTTAAATCACCCAGACAGAGCAAGTTTAATGCATACTTTAATTTCAGTAGAAGGAATTAAAAAGATTGTTTTCCCTGAAGATTCATTTGTCTTTCTTGACATCGAATTATGGAAGCAGTTAAAAGGAAAAACATTCAGAACACTACCACCGATTGCAGCTGGAATTAAACACGGGATTGGATCAACTGGTGGTAAAGGGCATCTTGAAACATTCAAAGGTTATCAATCAGATTCTGAGTTTGTGCATTTACGCAAAATGATTGGTGCTGATGCTGATTTTTACATCAATATTTTCCATCCCGAAATAAAGAAAAAGAAAACCATTGCGATTGTTACGGGTGTTTGGCAGAGACCTGAAGTGTTCGAAATGTTTGCCCGTGGAATTGATCATTTGATTAAGAATTCTGATTTTAATTATCATGTAATTGTAGCAGGTTCAGAAGGTGAAAGATCACGAAAGATGGTTGAATCAAAAGGATATCATTACATTGAGATTGCAAATACTCCACTAGCAGCGAAGATGAATGCAACAACTATTAAGGCAGGTCAATTAGGATGCGATTACGTTCTTTGTGTTGGCTCTGATGATGTTATTTCGCCAGAGTTAATGAATGTTTATTCAAAAGAAATTGAAAAAGGAACTGACTTTATTGGAGTAACTGATTTTTATTTCTATGATACGGCAACTAACAAGGCTGCATATTGGGGTGGTTACAGAGACCATAGGAGGTTGATGCATACAGCAGGAGCAGCAAGATTGATTTCAGCTAGATTGATGTCTAGTTGGAATTGGCATCCCTGGGAAAACAAACACAGTCATATCTTGGATAACTCTATGCAAGAGAAGTTAGCTGTAACACCTCATACTGCTGTTGCATTGTCATTAAAGAAGCAAGGTGTTTATGCTCTTGATATAAAAAGTTCCACCAATATGACACCATTTCAGTTGTGGGACAATACTAATTTCATAGATTTGGATGAAATAAAAAAAGCAATGCCTTATGTGTGGGATAGCAGGAATATTTAGCAAATCACTTCAACCAGAACTCTATCAAAAAGATATAGCAACAATAATGATGGACAAGCAAGTTCATCGGGGACATGATAATTTTACTGTTAAAATTCATGGCTCTGCAACTGTTGCCTTTAATAGACTTGCTTTAACAGACATTGATAAACAGCAGCCATCAGATCACACTTGGATAGTTTATTTGAATGGCGAGATTTATAATTACAAGACATTTGGATATACGGGTTCTGAGGTTGATGTGATAGCAAAAGGATTACGGGATTATGGACTTGAGTTTATTAATGAATTAAATGGGATGTTTGTAATCTTAGCAATCAAAGGTGATCAAGTTTACATCATTCGTGATAGGTTCGGAATAAAACCTATCTACTATTGGGAGAGGCATGAAACAATTGTTTTTGCTTCTGAATGCAAAGCTATTGTTGGTCATCCTGAATACATCACATCATTGAATAATAATGTAGCAAGGCAATGGTTAGTGTTTAATAATGTGTTGACAAATGAAACATTATTTTCAGGAATAAAGAAACTTGAAAAGGGTACGATTTGGCATTTGAATACCGGGAATAAAAAGAAGTATTGGAGTTGGAATTTCGAACCTACTCAAATAGATTTTAATGAGGCAAAAAACACAGTACTAAATTTATTAAATGAATCAATGGTCGAAAAATACAGATCAGATGAAGCAGGAGTATTTGTTTCAGGTGGTGTTGATTCAAACATCATTAGAAACCTTTACAATGAACTTCCAACTTATACTGCATGTTTTGATTCAGGTGATGAAAGCGAACTTGCTAAACTGCTTGCAAATGATAAACATACTGAGATTTACTTTGATGGGATTTATAAATTAGACAAGACCATTTACCATCTTGAGGATTTACGAGTTGGAGCAAGTTTTTCAAATTATGGTTTGTATGAATATGCTTCCAAAACAGGATGTAAAGTAATATACGATGGATCAGGCTCTGATGAATTGTTTGGAGGCTATCCGTGGAGGTATTCAATTCCTGATTATTATTCAGTAGTTAACCGAACTGGTATTGAAGATGAATATTGCACAGGACTTTTCAATGAGTTATTTACTGAAGATACTTTGGAGAATCGATTTAAATTCGATGCTGAATATTTCTTAGAAGGTCTTTTGTTGGTCGGTGATAAACTTGGAATGGCTCACACAATTGAAGGCAGATATCCATTCTTAGATAATGACCTTGTTGATTTTTGTTTGAAATTACCTAATGAGTTTAAGAATAATAAATTACTTTTGAAAGAAGCATTTCGTTCAATCCTTCCAAATGAGATTCTTGATGGAGCGAAAAAAGGTTTTAGTTCTCCTGACTTTTTTGAAGGCGAAGGAAACCAAGCAAGAAAATGGAGTAATGCAGCATTAACTAAATGGAAAGAAATTTATGAACCATCCTGATCATTCAATTTATGAACAAAGTTTTGATTTTGACGAATCAAACCAAATACATCCAACTGCAATAATTTATCCCAATGTGAAGATGGGGCAGAATAATATCATAGGAGCATATTGCGTAATAGGCTCAAATGGCGAGATTCGTGGAATGCAAGAATTTGAAGGCTCGGTTGATATTGGAAGTGGTAACACTATATCAGAACTGGTTACAATTCAAAGACCTGCTGCCGTTGATAAGAAAACAATAATCGGAAATGATAACATTATAATGGCTCATACTCACATAGGGCATGATGCTGTGATAGGTAATAACTGCGAACTATCAACGGGGACAATTGTAGGAGGTTATTGCCATATTGAAGATGGTTCAAAAATTAAACTAGGTGTAACGATTCGAAACAGAAAGATAGTTGGTCGTGAGGCTGTTGTTGGAATGGGAGCAGTAGTAACTAAGGATGTTGAACCAGGTGTTACTGTTGTAGGTAATCCTGCTAAAATATTAATCAAATGAAATTATGTTATGCATACACAGTATTCAATGGGTTCGAATTATTGCAAGGCAGCATCAACCAAATAAAAGATCATGTTGATGAGATAGTTATTTGTTTTCAAGACATTTCTAATCGTGGAAACTTTAATGCAGAGATTGAAAATCAAGTTGATCAAATCAAAGGTGTTTCAGTTATTAAATTTGTACCTGATTTAAAAGCCGACACCAAGACAAACGAACTTAATAAGCATAATTTAATGATTGATGCTGCGAGGCATTTGAATTGCACTCATATTATTGTCAGCGCAACAGATCATTATTATAAATCGGATGAGTTTATTCAGGCTATTGGATTAGGGCAAAATTACGATTGCACATTTACATCAATGTACACTTATTACAAGAATCCAACTTGGCAACTAGTTCCGATTGAAGATTACAAGATGCCGTTTATTATGAAAATTTATGCTGAAACTAAATTTGTAAAATCAGTTCGTTACCCTGTTGTGGTTGATCCTTCAGTTAAAATAAATACTGTTGGAAGATTTCATGTATTTTCAGAATCACAAATTATGCTACATCATTATTCAATGGTTAGAAATGATATTGAAGAAAAATTCATAAATGCAGCCAGTCCTTCAATGGCTCAAATAAAATCAGCAGGTTATATTGATGAGTTTGAAAATTACAATCCTGAATCAAGTTCTGGAATCAAATACTTTCAAGGTAGAAATATTAAGGTGGTAGATAATTACTTTAATATTCAGGGATAATTCCAAGCAAAGCACAATCAGGATTAAACTTCAGTAACTTTAATTGACAACCATTTTTTTTTAGTTCAAGATACAATGCTTTGAAATCCTTCTGAATCTTTTGAATCATAAAGTCCTTACCTAAGTTTGGATGCCCTGTTATGTCAACTCCTGCTAAATGGATTTCAGTTGCACCCATGTAGAAGGCATGAACCACAGCAATAAATGGAGAGCATATTGAATGGCAATAAAAATCCTTTCTGCCCAGTTGGCTAACACTTGACCTTTGAGTTGTGAATCGAATTAATTGTGCAGATCGCAATTGCCTCCACGAATCAAGTTGAGTGAATAATTTTGCTTTGTGATTTATAATGGTTTGCTTTCTATTTGCCGAAAATACAGAAGGATTATCACAGACAATCAAGTGATCAACTGGAAAAGGGCAATCGTTAACTCCAACAGTTAGATCATAACTATTGCAATAAAACTTTGAATCACTAAGTCCTGTTACTAATGCTGTCATTTTGCTGTCAGCAAATGTACTTAATCAATCTTGAACTTTGTCCCCGATGGCAGAGATTCACGTTAATATATTTGGGGAAATTGGATGGGAGAATAATCTTCAATCTGTATCTGCTCAAACCAAATCAGCTACTAAAGACGATTACATCATTCTTCATATTCATTCACCGGGTGGAGAAGTAAATGAAGGCTTTGCTATTTATGATCACTTGGTAGGATTAGGAATTGATGGTGAAACTCGCATTGAAGGACATTGTGCGTCTATTGCAACAGTTCCTGCAATGGCTTACAAAAAAAGAACTATTACTGAAAATTCAAATTTTTTCGTTCACAATCCATGGACATTAGTTGAAGGTGATGCAAGTGCATTGCAAGATACTGCCGAACAATTAAAAACAATTGAAAACAGGATTGCTGCATTCTATTCTAAGGTAACAGGGAAGACTGTTGAAGATATGCTTGCATTGATGGCAATCGCAAATGAAATTAAGCCAACACAAGCTAAAGAACTTGGATTTGTTACTGACATAATTAAACCAGTAATGGCAATGGCTTCACTTAAATCAAACAACCAAATAAATAAAAACCAAACAGAAACAATTATGGAATTCTTAACCAAAATGAAAGCCGACATGAATAATTTATTCAAAGGGATTAAAAATCAAACAACTGATGTGGTTGCACAGAATTCAATTTCGGCAGTATTAGCTGACGGAAATGAAATTGAAATCATTACAGACTCTGATATGCCTGCTGTTGGTGATGCAGTTATAATGGTAGCATCTGGTGAGGCTGCTCCAAACGGAGATCACACACTTGAAAACGGAACTGTAGTTACTACTTCAGAAGGTATCATTACTGCAATCGTTGAAGCGGTTGTTGAAGCAGAAGATTTGCAAGTTGAAAACTCAGCATTGAAATCTGAACTTGAATCAGTTAAAGCAGAACTTTTGGAAACTCAAAATTTGTTTACTGAATTCAAAAACAAACTAGAAGGAAAGCAAATGGTTTACAATCGTACTCAACGCACATCCTTCGCAGATAAATCAGCAAAAGAATCAAATCGTTTATCAGGTTTGAATTTGCTAGATAAAACTAAATATTCAAAATAAACCAAACAAACCAAAACAAATACCTAAACAAAAATGGCAATTCTAACTCCTTCAGACTTAACTTTCAATGGCGAAGAAATTCGTTCTATCCGTGATGCGATTATGGAAGCGGTTTACAACAAACCTGCTGTAACCGATTTTCACACAATCTATCAGGACATTGTAACCAAAAAACAAATTGTCTTTCTTGGAAGACTTGGTAAAATTAGCCGTGTTGATGCAGGATGTGGTTCATCACCTTTGAATGCAGGAATTTCAATGAGTCAAAAATTCTGGGAACCAGTTCGTTTCGAAATTTGGTTGTCTGAATGTTACACTAACTTAGAAGATACTTTCTTTGTTTGGTCAAAACAACGTGGAATCAATGAACCTGATTTGACAGGAACAGACTTTGCTCGTTTCTTAATTGAACGTATGACCGATGCAATGAGCGAAGATGTACTTCGGATGGCTTGGTTGGACGATACAACTGCTGAATCAGTTGATTCAACTCCATCAGGTATTCTTTCTTCAGGAGTTAATCCTGCTGACTACAATGCATTTGATGGTTTTTGGAAGCAGTTGTTTGCAATTGGAACTCCGCATTATGTAATACCTGAAAATTCAGGAGTAAGTTTCACAGCGCAAGATGCACTTGCAACTGATAGAGCATTACTTGTATTTCGTAGCCTAGAGCAAAATGCTGACTATCGTTTGAAAGCAGCAACTGACAAAGTTATTATTGCAACTCAATCCCTTGTAGACAACTACGCAACTTATCTTGAAACTCAAGGAAATGATGCATCATTCATTCGTATTGAAGAAGGTTTCAGCGTACTTCGTTACAGAAACCAAGTGATTTACGGATTCGATTTGTTAGATCGTTACATCCGTGCAGATTTTAACAATGGTACAACTTGGGATCTTCCGCATCGTGCAGTTCTTACAACCAAATCAAACTTGGCTGTTGGTGTTGATGCTGCATCTGCACTTACTGATCTTGACAACTGGTTTGAACGTAAAGACAAAACAACTAACTTCCGTGGTGGTTACAAGTTGGATGTGAAAGTTCTTGAAGATTACATGGTATCTCTTGCTTATTAATAATTTTAAAAATAAAGAACTATGCCAACAGCATGTAGTGGAATAACAGAAAATGTACTGAACAATTGCGAGAACCCAATAGTGGGTGGAGCGAATGATTTAGTTTGGCTTGTCAACAAAGCAGACATTGCTTCTTACACACCTGATCCTTCCAATCCTTATTTGGTAACAGGATTCACACTTAACACAGGCGCTTATCTTTACGCTTACGAAGGACAAAACAATTCAGTTGATCTTCGTGCAGCATTGGTTCGTCAAAGGTATGTTAGTGTATACGATCACGAGGCAATTATCAAAGTATTTGACAACACTCCAGAAGTGAAAAAACAACTTGCTTACCTTCAATCAGGTGTAGTTGTTGCAATTGTTCAGAAGAACTTCAAAGCATCTGATGGACTTGGAGCATTTGAATTGTATGGTCTTGATGCAGGATTAATCTTGAATGCATCTGAATCAAACGCATCTGATGCTGACACACAAGGTGCTTGGAACTTAACACTTTCAACTTCTGAACAAGCAAAAGAACCTGGACCACCGAAAACATTATTAATCGGAGGAACTTATCTTGCAACTAGAACAGCACTTGAGGCATTGCAAGCACCGTAACTTATGACTGGAATCGAACTAAAAACGATTCTTGACACTTACAAAAAACCTCCGACTCATGAGAATAAGGCGGGGGTTTTTTCGCTATACACAAGAATCACAGGAAAGAATCCTGATCGTAATTGTTTGAACTGTGCGATTGAATGTTATTTGGAAATGTGGAATTTAAGTAAGCAATTTCAAGATAAAGAAATACCTTTGGTTGTAATTAAAAATCAAAACATGAAAGCATTAGTAATTAACAAAGGTCTTAATCTTTATAGAATTAAGAATCCATTTAGAGTCCACGGCAATCCAAAGATTCAAACCAACGAGAATACAACTGATGAAGAAGTTGAAATGTTGATCAATTCTAATCGTGCATTGAGAGGACATTTTGAAAGAGTTGATGGTTTAGATATTATGACCTTCCAAGAATTGCCAAAACTAAACATTGTCAAAACTTCTGAGCAGGTTAAAAAAGTATCAAAGAAAAAAGTGCAGAAGTAATGGCAAAAATTGTCAATGGTAATACTCGCAAAAGGATTCTAGTTCGTGATTTAAATCAGGAAAGAATATACGCATACGGATATGACAACAGCTATCCACAGCAAGTATTTGATTTGATCAATTCATCGGGAACTGCAAAGGCATCTACGAATCTATTTATTAAGTATGTGATGGGTGGTGGCATATCAGATCCACAGCTTTATAAAAAGGTGATTAATTCATCAGGTGTTACATTAGACAAGTTAATGCGTTCTTGCATCTCTGATTATTGCACATATCATGGCTTTGCTGTTCATGTTGCTTACAATGCATTAGGCGAGATTACAGGCTACAATCACATTCCTTTTGAATTTACTCGTTTGGCTTGGGATGGCAGAATAGCTGTCTATGATAACTGGGATAAACGCAAATTAAAAGATAAGGCTAAGTATGTTATTAATGACATTAAGTTTTATAATGTATTTAATCCATCAAATGCAATTTCAGAAATTAACAATGCTGAAGGTGATACAATAGAAGCGAAGATTCAGGACTATTCAGGTCAGGTGTTTTGGTATTCATTTGATGGCAGAGAAACATATCCATTAGCACCTTTAGATTCCGTTCTAGAGGACATTCAAACTGATGCGGAAGTAAAGATCGGCAAATTAAAGAATGTTAAAACCAATTTCATGGCTGCTCAGATGGTTAAGTATCGGGGCAAGTTTGAAACTGATCAGGCAAGAGCAGAATTCTTGGAATCATTGGAGCAGTTTCAAGGAAATGAAAATACTGGTAATGTCATGCTAGTTGAGGTTGAAGATTCTGAAGCAGACTTCTCAATTGAACCATTTACTATCCAAGATTTTGACAAGAAATGGGAATCAACTGAAAGAACTGTTAAGGAAAACATCATTCAAGCATTAGGTCAACCACAGGTATTGCTCTCAATGACTACAGCAGGTAAATTGGGGACTGCAAATGAGATTCAGGATGCAAAGGATTTCTACAATGAAATAACTGCATCAGATCGTTTGATTGTTGAAGAAGAATTCACCAGGTTATTACAAACTCCGATAACTATTGTACCATTAAATCAAAATACAACTGCAAATGTTACTAATAACGGCTGAAGATATACGGGAATTTAAAACCTTGAGCATTAATATTCCTGATGAGCGAATTAATCCGTTTATTTTGGAGGCTCAAATTATGGATTTGCGAAAAGTTACCGGGAAAGATTTGTACAATAAATTAATTGAAGAAATAAGTCCTGTAAATTATCCAGAACTTAAAGAACAATACAAAGGATTTCTATGTTATCGGGCATATTATCGCATCTTATCTAACAATCAAGCAACAGTTACATCGAATGGTGTAGTAATGAAGTTGAATGATAACAGCGAACAATTGAATCCTGCTGCATTGGCAGTAATTCGCAATTCGGTATTGGATGGATCAAAGGTTTATGAAGAAGATTTTATTGATTTTATGAACTTGCCTGCTTCCATCATAGCTTATCCAGAGTGGTTGACATCAAGTTGTTATTGCAGGCATTCAAGTCCTAATCCATCGGTGAGAATATCAGCAGCAGGAAATAAGAAAACAATTAACGAGGCAGCAAACGATTTAAACAACAGAAATGGTTACTATCAGTCAAGGTGGAACAAGTACGATAATTATTGAAAACGATGGAACTTATCTTGCATTCAGAACTGATCGGATGCGATTAGAAGCGAATGGGGATTGTATTCAGATTGTTACATCAAAAGGAACTGTGTTTGAATCTCAACCAAGATTTGACGAAGTAACAAGTCCTTCATCAATAAGTGCAATAGATTTAATTAATCAGATATCAGCATGGCTATAGAAATTAATGATTTAGGTTCAACTATTTCCATTCTTAATGATGGCGAATACACGATAATTACCAAGCAAGATGCTAGTGTTGCATTAAATGGTTCAATCGTGGCTCTGATTGATTTTTCAGGCCAAAGATATGAATACAACTTTGCTGATGTAAATGTTCCTGCAGAGGCTTCGGGTGCAGATTTAGCAGCAACTTTGAATGATTACCTTCAGACAACTGGAGGAGTTTTAAACCTTAAAGTATTATTGACACCTAATCAAATTGCAAATGCATTTACATATCCGATTGATATTGGTTTGCCTTCAAGTGGGGTTGGTTATTATTGGAGTATTAAAAGATTTGATACTAATCCCATATCTGGAAGTGATCCGTACTTTCCTGCTACATATTTAGGTATTTTCCCAAGTACAGCACCTTTTAACAATGTATGGACAAATTCATTGACTTTTGTAAATTCACCAGGTACGCTTATAGTTGGTTTACTAGGCGCAGGATCAACCTTTACTGCTGGCCCAAATTACGTTGAAAATGATACTTTGCAAATAGGAGCAGACGATGATTCTTCAATAGGGGATATTTACTATGATGTTTATATTCAAGTGGAAAAAGTCAAACTATGATTACAATCGAAAACAGTACACTTCATTTAATATTAACCGAAGATTCAGAAACGACAATAATCCGAAAAGATAATTGCCGTATTTTAATTTTTGGTGATATTGTAAGGCTTACTGATTTCGAATTTAATATTTATGAATTTGATTATTCAACTGTTTCAGATCCTGCAACAGTTAAGGCAGAAGATTTAGGTGATATATTAACTGACTATCTAAATAATACAGCAGGGGGAAGTGGAACAGTTACAGCGGTTACTGCTACAGCGCCATTAACATCATCAGGTGGTGCTACTCCAGACATATCAACCACAATGTCTACTAATAAATTAATTGGTAGAGGAACAGCAGGATCAGGAGTATTTGAAGAAATCACATTAGGCACAGGATTATCTTTATCAGGAACTACATTAAATGCAAGTGCAAGTGGTGGTGGCATTCCTCATTCTACTGCAACAGGAACAGACACTTATTTAACTACAATTACTGGAGTTACTTCATACGCTGATGGTGATGCCTACTTAATTAGATTTACCAACGGCAATACAACAGGTGCGTCATTAAATATTAACTCATTAGGTGCAATTACTTTGTACAGAAATAACGATGGAGTGCTAATCGGGGGAGATATTTGGGCAGGTGCAGAAATGCTTTGCATCTACAATTCAACAACTAATGGATTTCAGTGCATCGGTACTTCACCTAATAGTTTATTTTCCTATGTTACCAATGCTGACTCAGTTACGATTACTAAGGGGCAAGTTGTTTATGCTTTCGGAGGTGTAGGAGATAGAATGACAGTTAAGATGGCATTGAACACATCAGACGCAACTTCTGCTCAAACTGTTGGTCTTGTATTATCCACTTCAATTGCGGCAAACCAAAAGGGAATTATAATCATGCAAGGTTTATTGGATGGATTAAGCATTCTTCCTACCTCAACTTATGCAGATGGTGATCCAATTTATCTTGGTGCAACAGCAGGGGCGATTACAAAAGTAAAACCTTATGCTCCAAATCATTTAGTTTATTTAGGTGTTGTTACAACTGCAAGCAATGGAGCAGCAGGAAGGATGTATGTAAGAGTTCAGAATGGTTATGAACTTGATGAACTCCATAATGTACAAGCACAAACACCGACATTAAAAGATACTTTATGGTATGATAATACTGTTTCTCCTGCACAATGGAAAACTGCATCAATACCTACAATATTAGGATCAGCAGGCGGTGATTTAACAGGAACATATCCCAATCCAACTCTTAACAGTTCAGTATCTTCATCAGATCAATTTATTCTATCAACTCAAATATTCAGTTAATATGCCTACTTATTCAAAAGTAAAATTATCAGGATCAACATCAGGCAGACCAGTCAAGATATCTGCAACAACATCACCGGGTACAACTATTCATACCACACTTGGAACAGCATCGACTGATGAGGTTTATCTGTATGCTAATAACACCGATACAGTTACAAGAACCTTGACTATTCAATGGGGAGGTACTACTTCACCTGATGATTCAATAGTGGTCGGTATTGCTGCACAGTCTGGAATATTCTTAGTAATACCGGGGCTTATTTTAGTTGATACAGGGGCAGCATTAACTATTCGGGCATTTGCTGATTTCACAAATATTATCAATATAACAGGCTACGTTAATCGAATTGTATAATGAGAATACTAACTAGGCGAGACACAGGATTACTTACTCAATGGACTTTCGGCAGGGGTGCGTTAGATGCAGATGCTCTAACTTTTATAAATGCAGCAGGAATAACTGACAGAACGGAACAGTCGGCAATTAACGCTCTTGTATCTTCCTTGAAATCATTTGGTTTGTGGACTAAGATGCAGTCTATTTATCCATTTGTAGGCGGTACGGCATCAAGTCATAAATTTAATTTGAAAAATCCTGCCGATACTAATGCTGCATTTCGATTGTTATTCGTAGGTGGTTGGACTCATTCAGCAACAGGAGCATTACCTAATGGAACTAATGCTTATGCAATTAGTTATTTTAATTCTTCACTCCAGCAGTCAGTGAATAGTAATGGAATGGGAGTTTATATTACTCAATACACAGTAGCAGGAGCTGATCCAGTTCAAATTGGTAATTTTAATTCAATAACTCAAGCATCATTAATTGCGGTAACACCTGTATTATTTAATAGCCGATTAAATGGTACTACAATTTCATCTGCAATCGTTGGAGGTGGTGGAAGTTTTGACACGCAAAGAACTTCGGCAACAGTTACGACAATATACAAGAATGGATCTGCTGTTGCAACAGGGAATAGCGGAGGAACATTGCCTGTTGATTTTAATGGTTTTTTTCTAGGAAATCTGAGCCTTAACAATGCTCCTTATGCTTCTGGCTATAATAACTCACAATTTCGTTTTGCTTATTTTTCTCAAGGATTAAATAGTACAGAAATAGCTAATTTAAGAATCGCAGAACAAAATTTCCAAACAACATTAGGACGACAACTATGATAGTTTACCTACTCACAAACGAACAAGCAGATTCAATCAAAGGAGTTGAGTTTATGCCCGATAATTTATTCAATCCTATCCAAGATGCAAATGGCAATTGGGTAATTACTGAGGAAGAAGTTAGCCAAACATCAATCGAATGGGTAAAGGACTTGCCACAGATTCAATACGAGCCGATTATTTACCAACTCGAATAACTACCTTTGCAATCATGTTAGACCGATTGGCTTTATTATCAGATAATTTATTGTATTTCGTTTGTGATCCTACTTACCGAGTAATTTATTCAAACAACTTCTTTCAAAATACGATTGACATTACAATTGGCAGCAACATTTTTGATTTTATTGATTCGGAGGATATAGATAAATTCAACAAGGCAATAAACAGCAAGAGCAAGAACTTCTCAATCAAGATAAAAGTTAAAGGACATAAGTTTGAATTGTGCAGATTTACTTTTGATACCTTTTTGTTTAATCACTTTCACTTTCTTGGTGTAATTATCTCAGACACACCTCACGAAACTAGGGAAGCAAATAAGAGGATGAAGAACATTATTAAGAGTTTCAAGCATTACATTAATCACGAACTCTTATCGCATCAAACAAAGGTAGAAGGAGGATTGAAATTGCTTGGAATGGCAGAAAGTGAACTTGAAAGAAAGGAAGCTGTGTTGATAATTGAAAACGCATCCGCAGCGTTAAGGCTTGCGATTGTTTCGGCAAATACGAAAATATGAAAACGATTCTTTTTCTTTTTATTTCGCTGTCAATTTCGGCTCAAAAATATAGAGTTCGGGCAGTTAAGGATTCAATCTATATTCAAGATACTTTGCCGATCGGTCACACATTGAAAGTCTGGAGTCCTTACGTTAAAGATTTTTTGCTTACATTAACCAATCCTGAAGGTTACATTGTCGATGTTATGCAGCCACACACGAATGGATGGAAGCGAAAGGAGGACATCAAAGGTTGGTATTCTTATGAATTAATTTGGTTTGATTTCAGAGGGAAAAGGTCGGTTAAGTCAGGGAAGGTATTTGTGTTATGAATCGGTCATTAGTTGGTGCGCTCGTAGTTTGTTTTATCGTGATGTTTATGCTGCTAAGAAAGGCATTAGATTACCGAAAGGAAGCAATGAGACTTGAATCAAATGAATACGCACTTTTGAATCCAACACAAGGGCGAGTCGTTAATCTTACCGAAGATCAGTTTGAGGATCGGCTAGGTTTCAAAATTGATTCTCTAAATAAGCTGCATAAAGAGCGCATGAAGCACATTATAGGACTTACCACTATAAAGACAAAGATAGTTCTGCAAAACGTACCAATGGAGGTAATTCGATATGATACAGTTACACGCATCAGGGAGTTGGCTTATTTGGATTCGTGCTTTTCAGTTAGCTTGGTTGATACTACACTCAGCATCTCATTCAACGATACAATCGAAATCGTTAACTACTTGGGCAAACGATCAAAGAAATTTCTATTCATTCGTTATGGCAAACGACACGAACACGTAAAGGCATTTAGCAAATGCGGACAGATTGAAATCGGAAGTGTTAAGGTAGTAAAGGAGTAACAAATCAAATTGAAGTTCGTAAAATAAAGAATGAAAATAGCAATTGATATAATCAAGAAATTTGAAGGCTGCAAATTAACAAGTTACAAATGCCAAGCAGGGATATGGACGATCGGATATGGTTCGACTTATTACGAAAATGGCAACAATGTTAATTCGGGAGATTCAATCAGTCAGCAGCGAGCAGAATCATTATTATTAACCACAGTAACCAAGTTTGCATCGGAGGTAAATAAGATCGTTAAATCAACTGTAAACGATAATCAGAGATCAGCGTTGATATCATTTGCGTTTAATCTCGGAGTTGGTGCATTGAAAAAATCAACTCTGCTGAAATTAGTGAACGCAAATCCGAATGATCCCCAGATTGCACATGAGTTTATGAAGTGGGTGAATGCAGGAGGCAAACCATCGAATGGATTAATAAATCGTAGAAGAACAGAATTGCATCTATATTTTAGCTGATTATGGCAGTCAGAAAAAAATGGTTTGAGAAATACTTAACTTGGTCAAATGCTGCATTGTTTCTGATCATGCCAATTCTTTTTTATTTTGGGTTTGGATTACTTACCGGCAGAATGAAATCTGAAACAGCAGCAGCCGGAATGATTACTTGGTCAGGAGTTGGTACTGGTCTTGCTCTGATGATACAGCAGTTTAAAAAGAAACCTGATGGGGAGTGATACTGTAATATATTACGGGTGGTCGGAGAATCCTCGCCAATTTCCTGATACAATGCCTGATGGTCGTGTTTTTATTTCGCAGGAATTTATCGGAGTTGATACTGTTAATTGGTATACGTGGCTTCCAATCCCGAAACCAACTATCTTTCGACCTATGGAAATTAAAACTACTCAGCATCCTGTATCTGCTCCGAAACATCACATAACAATCTATTCGCATCCTGATGTTGCAAAGCCTTTAGAATGGGAGCAGTCAGGGGAATTGGTATCTTACTGCGGATTTTCGCTTGGTTTTGCGATTTGGTTGGGGTGTCTTGTAGTTAAGATATTTCAACCTTCATAAAACTCATCATCTTCATTATTTTCAATCCGTTTTCGTGATCTCTTGGAGGTCAGAATCGAAATCATTGCAGCCCAAGTGATAAGTATTCCAAGTACTATCCAGTCTTTCATCTTGCTTTAATTTTAAGTTGGTTCGCTTTGGCACATTGTTTTATAGCTTGAAGTAAATCAAATGCTAATTTAGGTGTTATATTCTCTCTGCCTGTTTCTATTTGCGATATAAACGAGGCATTGGCATATCCCATCGCATCGGCAATCTGTTGCTGTGTTACTCCTTTAAGTTTTCGCAGCTTCCAAATTTGTAGGGAAAAAGGTTCTTTTGATTTCATGCCGACAAAGATAAAAACATTTTCCTAATAAAAAAATTAGGATATATGAAAAAGTTTGCCGTATCTTTGCCGAAACAAAAAAACTAAACCATGAAACAAATTCAACCAACCAATCTACAAGTCTTTGCGATGGGCGTATCAGCTATCATTGCAGGAACGTTCTTATGCTCCTTTATGTGGGCAATTATTGATTTACTAATTAAATAAACAAACATCATGGAAAACACACCCGTAAAACAAACCAATTCAATCAAGTCATTCTTTGAGCAAGACTCGGTAAAGAATAGATTTCAAGAGATGCTAGGCAAGAAAGCAACTCCATTTCTAGCTTCAATCGTGCAGATAACTGCTAACAATTCGATGTTAAAAAATGCCGATCCGATAAGCATCTATAACTCTGCATTGATGGCTGCAACTTTAGATCTTCCGATTAATCAGAACTTAGGATTCGCTTATATTGTACCTTATGGCAAGGTAGCTCAATTTAATTTGGGGTACAAAGGGCTCATCCAGCTAGCACAACGAACTGGTCAGTACACAGCTATTAACGTGATCGAAGTTTACGAGAATCAATTTGAATCCTTTAATACATTGACGGAAGAAATGAAAGCCGATTTCTCAATACCGGGCGAAGGGAAGGTTGTCGGATATGTAGCTTACTTCCGATTGATTAACGGCTTTGAAAAGACTTGCTTCTGGACTATTGACAAGGTCAGCAAACATGGCAAGAAATATTCCAAGTCATTCAATGGATCTTCATCACCTTGGCAATCTTCATTTGATGAGATGGCAAAGAAAACTGTTCTAAAGTCTACCTTATCAAAGTGGGGTATATTGTCAATCGAAATGCAAACGGCTGTTAGGGTTGATCAGGCAGTTATTAAGGATGATCTAGGAAACGAGGTTGAGTATATTGATCACGAAGAAATGAAACCTGATCCCAAAATTGAACGCATGAAAGAATTGATTGAATCAGCTACCTCAACGATTGAACTTGATGGATACTCTGCCGATGTTCCTGCAGAATTGCAAGAGGAATTTCAAGATAAATACATGAACCTTTTAGAAACTAAATAATGGATTTCAGTAAAATATTATTCAGGTGTAGTTCACTAGGTAAAATTATGACAGACCCTCGGAGTAAATCCGAGGTTCTTTCCTCAACCTGCATTGATGAACTGATTAAGGTGTATGCAAAGGTGAAGTACGGCAGAAGTAGAGATATCACTTCTAAGTATCTTGAGAAAGGTATTGCAATGGAAGAAGAAGCAATCACGCTATATTCCAAATTCAAACGGGATTACTTTGTGAACAACAAGGCAAGGATGAGCAATGAGTTCATAACTGGCGAATGGGACATATTAAAGAGTGAGGTGGTAACCGACACAAAATGCAGTTGGGATCTGATCACATTCCTAAAGGCAAGTAAAGGCGAATTGAACAAAGATTATTTCTATCAATTACATGGCTACATGGCTTTGACTGGAGCAAAGTCTGCTGTTGTTGCATATTGTTTAGTGAATACTCCTGAGAACTTGGTTCAATCTGAAATCAAATCGACATGGTATAAAACAGGATGTCCTGATGAATCCTCTGAAGAATGGCAAAATGTGATGCAAGAAATCGAAACGCTCGGAAAATACGACGATATTCCTGTTGCTGAACGTGTATTTGAGTTCAAAATTGAGCGAGATGAGGCTGTTATTGAAAAAATAAATGATCGTGTAATCCAATGTAGACAATGGATGCAAGAGAATTTCAAATAATTTTTGAATTATTTTTATGATTATGTTTGCAGAATCAAAATAAGTCCTATGTTTGTCAAACAAAACAACGACAAAATTTAAAATCATGACAAACGAAAGATTTTACCCAGCAAAAGAAAGAAAAAACGATTTCATAGTAAGTGTTGAATATTTACAATTTAATGTTGTAGCACACACAAGAAAAAAATCAGTTTTGAAAGGTAAAAAGGTTTTAGGAATGAAGGCTTGGGATATTGAAAACCCAAACTACAAAACAGAAGAACAATATAATAACCGAATTTGCAAATGTGCAAGTGATAGATTAAAAATAATAACTGTGAGTGAATTTGTTTATCAAGATTAAGAATAACCCAACCAAACAAGCATCAACAATAGGGTTGATGCTAAACACAAAAAAAAATAAAGACATGATGATTCAAATAACAAATCTTAAAGCAGAACAAATTAGAACAATATATTCAGGCAAAGACAATCAATGCAGGTGTGGTTGCGCAGGAACGTATGCTTATGAATTGAAATTAATTACTTCAAGATTAAATAAAGCGAAAAAATTAATAAATCAAGGCGCTAGTTATAATGTATGTAGCGACTATATTAATATTGAATCAGGAGAAAACAAAGCTATTACTATATACTTAAAAAACTAAAACATGAAAACAATCAACCAATATCAACTTAAAAAGATTCAAAGCGATTTTCCAAAGGAGAAAATAACTTCAAGTAGGGCAGCCTATGATTTCATAAGTAGATTTTACGATGATGATATTGAGATCTTTGAAAGCAGTTTTATACTAATGCTCAACCAAGCAAACTTAACAATTGGATTTGCTAAAATAAGTCAAGGTGGAATCACCGGAACTGTAGTTGATGTTAGGATAATTGCCAAATATGCAGTTGAATCCTTATCAACATCAATAATACTGGCACACAATCATCCATCAGGTAATTTGAATCCATCTGAATCAGATCGTAAATTAACAATGCAAGTAAAAAATGGTCTTGCTTTATTAGATGTCAGATTATTTGATCACTTGATCCTAACCAAAGAAAGTTACTATTCATTCGCTGACGAAGGAAATATTTTATAAAACCAAAACACATGGAAACTACAATAAAACGATCAGACTTTACATTCATGCCATCAGGTTACGGGCATTATAAGGTAACCTACGAAAGCCCAGTTACTCGCAAGAGATGGACAATTACAACTTCTAACATGAGGTTGATTGATTCAATTGTTAACTCAGATTATGAGCCAACAAAAACCGATTTAAACCGATTAAAATGGGAATGCAAAAACAAATAGTTGAATTATTTTTATGAATTCGTTTGCAGTATCAAAATAAATCATATATTTGTGAACCAAAAAGCAATTAAAAACTAGAAACCATGAATATAGCAGCAGGACAATCAGCAAAAAAGGAACATTTGAGTAACGGAGCAGTTACCGCTTGTAATCGTAGATCATCAGGTATAGGTAAAAATGATTTTGAATCTTTTAAATGGTTTGCTCAAAAATACCCAGACGCTTGTTGCCAAAAATGTTTAAATCGTTTTAATGAAAAACAAAACAGACTAAATGCAAAACAAAACAACTAAACCAACCAGAGGCGGCACCCGCAAAGGGGCGGGTGCTAAACCTAAATACAACGAACCAACTACAACTATTGCATTCAGAGTACCGATAAGCAAAGTTGAAGAAATCAAATCACTTGTAAAATCCAAACTAATCCAATACCTAAAATCATGACAATCGAAGAATTTGAAAAACTGACCATTGAGCAGTTAGAAATTGAAGAATTTGAATGCAAATCATTCATAGTAGGAATTGAAAAGACAAAAGGCAAAAGCCCTGAGTATAACGTCTATCTGATCACAGATGAAAAGAACCTTGTCGGCACACATTCAGATCCATTAAAAGCAATTCTAAAGGCAATATTTAAAGGATGAGCGCACAATCAGAACGAGCGCATGAACAGGCTAGGAAGTTTGTCCATCAGCATCACTACATGTACGCAACCGACATCGACTATTGGGTGCAAATTATAGCCATTCAATTACTGAACTTCCATCAGGAAGAAACGAGAGAACAAACTGAAACAATTGAACGAGAAATAAGTAAGTACCTATGAAAGCAACACCGAAAAGATACAGAGATACAAGATCAGTGCAATTACAGGGCAATGTCTATGAAGTTGAATGCGATGTTTATCCGGGCGAACCTGAAACAAGAGATTATCCGGGCAGCGGTGATGAGATAGTAATCCTTTCAATCACTTTAGACGATGAGGAAGTAATGGACTCACTTACAATCAGCGAAATAGTACAAATCGAAGAACTAGCACTTGGATTATGACAAACCTAACTATCTACAAACGGGCGCATGAATTGACCTTTGTTCAGTTTTGTCGGTGGATGCGGAAACATAAAACCCGTAATTCCAATAACGCAAGAACTTTGCCTTCCTCCGTTTTCGAATGTAATGAGGTTGGCAGCTCGATAACAATAGTAACAAAATTAAAAGGCGCATTGCCTATTTACGAGGATCAAGATTAAATGTTTAACTAAAACCAAAAACATGGGACTCAACGAAATATTACACTCCATCGGTAACAGGACAGTTACTTGGAAGCAGCTAACAAAGAAACTAACCGATTCAGGTTGGGAAGCAGAACCAACGATCAGGCATTTATTAAAGGCAGATAGTCTTTCAAAAATCGACAAAGGTCTGTATGTGGTCGGTGAAAGATTCAAAATCAATCATGGCATAAGTAAGCCAGAGTATAAGTTTGAAGAACCACAAATCAGATCAGTCAATCCGATATCACTTGAACAAGCAATTGAAATTTGCCGATCTCATGGAGTTGATTGCAGCCGGGTTACATCGGTAAATCATGGCAATGTTCGGGTAGTAACACGAGTAATCCTTTAATAATTTATAATCTAAACCATGATATACAGAGATCACTTCCAGAATTACAAAAGTTATGCGATACCAAAGGCGCAAAATATAATCATACAAGGTGCATCGCCTTTCTGTCTTGCTTCGCCTTCAACCTTTTTATGTTTGCTTTCAGATTTTAACATAGTTGAGCAAAAGTGCATAAATTCAGCAGG